TCCAATTGGTTTAAAACTCGGCTTTATTGTACACTATTCTCTTGAGACATCAATAAGCTATATTCTTCTTTGATCGCTCTAATATCTTTCCTGTATTCTTCGATAGGCTGAATACCTGCGTTTTTGCTGTAGTGATCCATAAGCTTTTTCTGGTATATGTCCTTCAATGAAGGTTCAATAAACCCTCCAGCATTGAAATAACGTCCATTCGGCATCTTTAGGCGGATCATTCGAATTCAATCATTTCAGGTGGAATAAAGTTATCAGCGCACCATTCTCTCGTTACTGGGATCATGCCGTACATGGTCTTTAAATAGATCATACAATCTGCCAAACGCGTAAAATTCCCACGATAGCCACAATCACGATTAAGGCCTGTATGAGGCGTTGTATCATTGTTTTGGGCACTAGAGGGGCAACGTATGTAAGGGCAAGGTACATACATACCAGGATGACGATGGTTAAGATAAGGGAAGTGATCATAATATCCTCATTCTATGGTTGTCGTTGCTGGGGGACAAGATACGGTAAGCGTCTATTTCAGGGTAGAGCATGTAAAGAACTTCATCTGAGTAGAAGCAAACGGGTAACTCTTCCATGATATCTCCCTTTTATCAGAACTATATCGCCAGAGGGATCCGAACGATATAGATCACATAAAAGGTGGGATAGACTAAGTACATCCATGGGCCTGACCGTCAGGTTGCCATTGTACAGCGTGAAGTCGTCACTTCCAACTATCTATCCTATTCGTATATTACCAATGTATTTAGTGTCTTGCAATAGAAATAATTGGATAGCCTGAACCAAATCCATCCCTGCTGTTCATCTCTGACAAGAATTAGGCACAGGAGACGGGAGTTGAACCCGCAAGGACACCTGTCAGGGTGTTTTATCTATCCAAGGGATAACTCTAGGATACCTTTCGGTACGATCACTGCAATGGTCAAGATTATCAAAGCAGTCAGAGAGTTATCTCCAGGAGAGATCGAGCAGTTACCGACATGCTCAGGCCTTTGAAACCGGAGATAATCCCTGATCTCAGTTGCGCTCACAGTATACCGTTATACTCCTGCTGGATCAACTATAATATTTAAATAAGCAAATTCTCCATGATATTGAATTGCTGCTTTATTGTAAGCCAGTGCTGCATCATGGTCAGTTAAGAAATCACCTAAATATTTGTATTTTCCTTCATCGGTCATTATTCGAGCAATATAAGTATTTTTACCAGTTCTAAGACTTACACCTTTATAACGACCTTTATTGTTATTGTTTTTTCCTCTGTTCCTAAGGTTTTGTGCATTATTACAAACTCTTAGGTTTTCACGGCGATTATCTAAGCCATTGCCATTTATATGGTCTACAAGTAAAGATTTATCAGGGTTATTTAACAATAATCTGTGGAGCCTAACAGACTTTCCTCCGGTAACCGCATATGATTTTTTACCTTTAATTCTAAGTATCCACTTAAACTTATTTACAAGTTCATAATCATCATCATCAATAGTGGCAAAGATTCCTATAGCATTTTCTAATACTATTTGTTTCATTACTTATCATCCTCAATATTGACAATATAACCCCATAATGTATCATTATCGGAATCTGTATCATCCAAACGAATACCAAGCGATTTAATACTGTCATTAATATCGCATATTAAATCCCAAGCTACTTCTCCCGGTTCATAATCTTCTCTATGATTGAAACCCACCTGAAAATAAACTTTATTATGCTCAAGCAATAATTTCTCAAATTCATCAGATTCTTGGGCTAACTTCAATATATCTTCACTGGTCATTCCTTATCACTCCCCCTTATCTTGGTTTGGTTCTGAAATTGCTTTTTGGCACAATTCACAGTAAGCATACACGTTGCCCGGATCTATCATTACATCCATGCATGTTCCACATCGATAACAACTTCCAAACTCACATGTTATATTATTCATTTCGTTTCCTTTGATAGATGTTAACGGTTTTTAATTTCACGCAATACTGTCCTGTAGGTCAGTTCCGCCAATTGACGGCAAAAAGGATGTATAGACGCAGAGTAATCAAAAACTTTTTCAATAGGTGTTTCTTCTGGGTGCATCCCTAGCCATGTAGCTATTGTTATTTCTGTTTCTCGTTCTGGTGTCATCAATCAATCTCCTTGGGTTGGATAGGGGTTATTTAAATGCCGAAAGTAAAAACCAAATAGATAATTGCAATCGCTTAAAACGGCCTAGAACATTAACGAACTCAACCGATGGGTTAATATCCTTGAATGTAAAAATGTCACGATCTTGCTTAATCTTCAGTCCATGCGGGCTATAAATCTGGTTACTACGAAACTTTAACATCTTCATCTTAATCTCCGTTGGTTTGATCTTGTTGGGTTACTTTGTTAACTTATTAACAGAAACATTGTAAAACTTTGCCAGCGCAAGAACCGTCTTGATCCCAGGGTTGTCCGTAACGCCGTTTTCCAACTCCCAGACGTAGCTTTTGGATGATCCTATACCTTCAGCTACCTGTTGCAGAGTAAGGCCCTTGGCATGGCGTATTTTGGATATATTGGCTGATAGGGTCATATTTTAACCGATTTCGCTTTAACTAGGGCATTATGTTCTTTAATTGCGTCTTTTACCGTTGAAGCACAAGGTCCAAGATAGAAACAATTATTACATTCTACGTGTTTTCCACCATGATCGTATTTGTATACAGAAAGATTATCTATAATATTGCAATTAGGACACTGCCTTACATCAATACATCCCTCACAATAAAACTTATCATTGAGATACTCCCCGGCATTCCAATCCATATCAACTGATTTTTCGCATTGTGTGCAGCGTTCTATGCTCATTATTGCGCCTCTACCCAGTCAACAGCGAATTGTTTTTTAGAGCAAAAACCTTTTTGAGTAATAATTGCGTTTTCTTCTTCATCGCACACCGTCACAACTTTTGACAAGTTGTGGTAGTAATAAACCAAACCATTCTTGTTTGATAATAATTCAGTATTTTGGTCTGGCGTGTAAAATTCAGTTTCTTGAATAAACATTTTATCTCTCCGTTGTTTGTCTTGACAACTTAAGTATGTTCGATATTACGAACTTAGTCAACAACTATTTCAGGTAATTTTATTGCTTATATTCTCTCTGTTGTTGGTTATTAAATACTTACTGTTTGTCTGGGGTTAACGATAATAAGTCCACGTAGTCCACCATTTACATGATTTACAAACGCACCATTCAGTTTCTGGGAAATCACATTTTTTAATATCTACTAGCATAGTATTCATCCCATCTTTCTTGGTTGTATTGTTCTATCTCTTCAAAACAAGGCTTACAGCTTTTAACCCAATTCGATCTATCATCAACGTATTGCGTATTCTGTCTTCGATATTTCAGTGTGAATGAAAGTGATTGACAACCACATATACCTATTGGGAAAACTTTTGGTGGATTAAACTTCTCCTGTAAATCTTTCATACTATCAGCTGTTTGTAATGATTCGTATAGATATAACATTTCTTTTGCCTGCTTCTTTGTTCGACATACAATCTTTCCAAACCTTGTTTTAACGTACCAGCCCCTCATGAAGCCGTCAGATATAATTTTTTGGTACTCTATCATCGTCTCTGCCTCTGTTGGTTGTTATGGTTAGTTAATTACTTCAATTACTTAGTTACACCTATTTATCTAGCCAATCGCGGATATTATCGTGTTTATCCGGTGTCGCGGTTTCAGGACGCCAGTCATCGTGATAATTCTTTGATTTTCCCATGTTACAGTCGTTGCATAGGATTTGCAGATTTGTTCTTTCCATTCTAAGGGCGGGAAAAATGCTTGCGGGTTTAATATGATCCACAACAACGTATCCCAATGGATGGTCCATAGCCGTGATACCACAGCACTCACACCTAGCGCCTCGTTCTCTGAGAACCTCATACCGGAGACGTTTCCATTCCCAAGATTTGTAAAATTCGTTTGCTTTGACATTTTTTGGTTTCTTCTGCTTGTTAGATTTTTTGTTTTCGGTAGACTTAATCAATCCCTTTTTCTTACGCCAAGCCTTCGCCGCTTTCTTGCGTCTAGCTTCTTTCTGTGCTTCGAGCCACGGGTTAATTATCATTTCAATCGTCTCAACTGTTGTTCTTCGTACTGCTCGATATATCTCCACTCATCCCGTGTAATCTCAAATCTCCCCTTCTTTGACCTGTTGACCAGCGTTTGATACATACGAGGGCACAAAGGTTTCACAGATGGGTCAAGTATCTCGATAATATCAGCCGGGGTTGGTATCTCTTTACCTACCTTCAAATACTGTTTAAACGCGTCTGTAATAGCCTCAATCGTATAATCCCCTAACATCCACTGAAAACCTTCTTCCCGCATAGCTGTCACGTCTGCGGCCTCACCGTATTTTTTTAACATCGTGTATGTCTGCTTGAGCAATTCCGATAGTTGGTTCTGGTGGTAAGGGTTTTCCCGTATTGCGCTCCCAGTTTTCAAGTCTTTCGCGTTTGATTCGTTCTGTGATCTCTGCGGCAAGCTCTGTTTGTGACTTACGACCGCTATAGCCGTTTCCGTTCTGTTCTCCGGAAGAGCTTCCAATTGCGCTAATAGTTCCTGAAGTTTGTGATTTACCTGTTCCATTGTTCATCCATTCTGCTTTGAAGCCTGTCCAGCCCCGGTTGACCATAATTACGATTGCTTGTTCTAATGTTATTTCAGCCTTGGTTGCCTCCCTGCGAATGCCATCGATAGCTGTTTTCGTAATAGTAGCTTTCTTGGCTTTGCGGTGGGTCTTGAAATCACTCCAAACCTGTTCTGAAACATCATCCGGTATTATATTAGTATCTTTAGATACTTTTGTTATTGTTACTGTTTTTGTTATTGTAGCAGGCTGAAGCATTGCTTGTTGTTTGCTTGAAGCAGGTAAATCTATGTTTTCTATATCTTTACTATGACGTGCTTTCGCGCCTCGTTTCGCACGATCTGAATAGAATTTTGATTGTTTATCTTGTTTATCAAGCTCATTATCACAGGTTTCTAGATGTAGAAAACCGTCTTTTCCTACCTTGAAGAATGCTCTAACGATGCTTGAAGCTTGCTTGAAGCAAGACTGATCTACTTGTGCAATACGAGCAAGGGCAAAATCACTATCAGGAAGCGGTTGACGCGTTTCCATGTAATGATCTATCAGGCGGCGATATATGCCATCCTGCTCAGCAGTAAGATGTAACGTCTTCTGTTTGTATCGCTCAGGATACCAAGGGAACCAATCCATTATTTTTCTCAACACTTTCTTTAAATCACACTAGACAGATATTAATAGTAGAGCGTCCAACCGTGTGAGGAATTGGTAAAGCCTGTCTTACGGGCACCGCTATTCGGCTATTATACCGAATCTTGTTTTGTAGTCAATAGCGCTTTTCCGATCTTACGGGGGTATAAGCGCCATGCTTCTTCAAAGTTGGAGCTATACATTTTCTACCTCAGGAACAGAGAATCTATCGTATTCGTCTTTTTCTAGTAACCCTTTTTTATCTTTTCTAACTACATTATATCCCAATTGAATCTTATTAGGATATTCCCAAAAGCTAACATCATTAATAATAGCATCTCGACTATCTTTTAGTCTTATGGCCTTTCCCTTGAATAATTCATTTATGTGCTTCTCTACTGATTTTGTATACCTAAGAGCATCCAAGTATGAATCCTTTAAATCCGATAGTTCTTTCCAGTCTTCATTAGATATATAATAAACTTTAATATCCTTAATTCCATCTTTAATACATTTTGAGCATTTCTCTTCTATACAAACCCATTTCTGCTCCTTTTCTTTATTGCTAATCTCATTTTCTTGGTGAATCTCTGAATAGGATTTATTATTCCAAGGGTTAACGGTTTGAGATGACTTAAATGTTTTTGTAAATCTTTTACCACATTCAGAACATGGTTTTGATGCGGTTCGATAGCTTGGCACTTCTTTAAACTTATAACTTGTAATCTTCATGAATTGCTCCTCATGTGCTCTTGTTAAGAAAGTCAGAACGATAGAGCAATACCGCTCTGACATCTCTATAATACACGGGCTGTTTTCTAAGTCAAGATAAAAATATTACGTATGACATACAAAAAGTTGTTGACACGCGGGATTACAAGGGATATATTAGTGTTATCAAGGGCGCTGTGGATTAGAACACGGTAAATATGTGGACTCGCAAGGAAAGCAGAATATAGCTCTCGTGTAGATCAGTTGGGGAGATCGCCGCCGCAAGCGGAGGACGTGGGTTCGAATCCCACCATGGGAGATAGTCAGGAAACTGACCCCTTGATACTTGAATTAACAGAGGGAATGAAAATGTGGCAACCGATAGAAACAGTAGACAAAACTAAAGAAATTCTTTTGTATTATTACATTGAAGATATAGTAATTGGTAAATATTGCGACGAGTACACTAAGCTACAAACTAGAATATATGGAACAAAAAATCTTGGTTTTAAATTCATGTCCTATTCTTCTGGAGGATATGGCGGAGAACCAGACCAAAGTGATAAGTTCACCCACTGGATGCCCTTACCTAACCCACCCGTAAACGATAAAGAGAACTAGAATGACATACACAAAATGGACTTATGCGGCGACTGATAATTCTAACGCCAAAGATAAAAACGGTAAACTTGTGCCGACCGAAAGCACGGCAACCGTTGGTGACTGGAAAGGTAATGTAATTTGTAAGCTATCAGGATATGATTTCGCCGAACTGGTAGAGCGTGCAAAGCTTATTGCCGATGCGCCTAGATTGCGTGATTTAGTTTCCGTAAACGATAAGGATGCTTAAAGATGACTAAAGAAACAGAATACCCGGCTACACTAGAACTAGCTATGCTTGCCGTACAGAGTGAGCTAACCAACCCTATTAAGGACACAAAGAACGAGTTCTTTAAGTCTAAATACGCCACGCTGCCGGAGATTCGCAATCTGGTAACGCCTATCTTGGCTAAATATGGATTATACATCATTCAATGTGTTGGTTACGATGATAAGCACACATATATTGCAACTGATATTATGCATGCAACTACTGGAAAAGTTATTAGATCAGTCATGCCTTTAATACTAGATAAGCAGACACCACAAGGTCAAGGTTCAGCCATCACATACGCCCGCCGTTATGCGTTGTGTGCAATGCTTAACATTGCCGCCGATGAGGATGATGACGGTAACGCTGCTAGTCAAGGTAAAGAATTGCCTAAATGGTCTGGTAAAGCTGGGTCAAATGCAGCAAGTAATGCTTTGAAAGACCAACCAGGAGTTAAGGAAGACCTTAAAGACCTCGGATATGACGCAGCCAAGGAAGCTGACCGCATGAGTGGAGAACTTGACCTTATCATGGATCAATCAGGACTTGATAAATGGTTAACGAAGAATAAGCGCTTTGTAGACACGCTACCGAAAGAACTGAAAGACGAAACACGCCGGAAGTACGCAATGGTACAGACAGAACTCAAACAACAAACAGGAGCATTTTAATGGCTAAACTATTTGACCTAGTGGTAAAGACTGGTTCTTACGAAAAGAATGGTGAAACTAAAGGAAGATACAAGAACGTGGGAACAGTGATGCAGGGGGAAAACGGAATGTATATTCTCCTTGATCGTACTTTCAATCCCGCCGGTGTAGTAAACCCCGATAATAAGGATGTTGTTACGCTTTCTATGTATGAGCCGAAAGAGAAATCTTCAAATGCTCAAAGCTTCGATGACGCGCCGTTCTAATGGAAACAGCTTTCGCCATTGTTAACGATAAAGTACGCCGTAATGCTGTAAACGCCATATTGGATTTACCGTTAGAGCAATACCTTGTTGTTATCAAGCGCAGAGGAAAGACGAATGAGCAACGATCTTACTGGCATAAATGTTTAGATGTAATGTGTAAGGAAACGGGATACGAACTGATTGAACTGAAAACAATCATTAAGCGTCAGGTTTTCGGAGTTAAGACGTTTACAACCAGAAAAGGCGAAGTGATGGAGCGTGATGTAAGTTCGGAAGAATTATCTACCAAGGATTATTCCCTGTTGATTGACCGTACAATTTTATTAGCACAAACAGCAGGGATAGCTTTACCGCATCCGGCAGATTATGGATTAGAACGATGATTAAGGCAAGGTCACAGTTTAATATTTATACAAATGAGTATGATTTATTGATACTAGATGAGTTTAATGATGACACTGTTGGTGTATTTAAGCCATTTACGATAGAGAGAGTAGATCGTTATTCTGTTATGGAACCTACTATAAATAGAGGTGCAAAGGAATTTATGCAAGCTATAGCTGACTGCGCTTTTGAACAGGGAATTTATCCTAGACAATTAGCTGATAAAAAGGATGAACTAGCCGCTACAAAATACCATTTAGAAGACTTCCGCAGATTGGTTTTTAAGGACAAAAAATGATCTATATTCTCACCTTAATACTCCTCATATCTAAGCACAAACACGAGCAGGCTTGTACAGACCGAGATTTTTGGGAGGCACATAGCCGCATTTACCGAGGGAGATTATCACGATGAATTACCTAGAAGAGCTGAATAAAATAACAGTTCCTGATAAATTTAATGAAAGTCCTTCTATACATCCTAATGTGTTGGTTACTCTGGTTAATGAATGTGTTTCTGATTTAAATAATGGCTTAACTACCATCCACCCAAACTGGATAGAATTTCTAGTTAGAAAGTATATTGAAAATGACAGAAATGAGTAAGATGCCCGGTTATCTACAGCCAGCACGTAAGAACAAATATGGCGCAAAGAAAACTACGGTCGATGGAATTGTTTTCGACAGTAAGCTTGAGTCAGAGCGATATTCATTCTTAAAGACACTGTATACAGCTGGAATAATTACATCTCTGGCCTGTCAGATTCGGTATGATATTGTGGTTAATGAGCAGAAGATATGCCGAGTATTACCTGATTTTTGCTATACCTTGAAAGGTGGAAAAGTCATTGTAGAAGATACTAAGGGCATTATAACACCTATCTCTAAACTCAAATACAAGCTTCTTAAAGCTGTTCACGGTGTAGAAGTAAATATAATCAAAAAGCCAAAAGAATGGAGCCACTAATGAAATCGGATCTCGTGCAAGCCCGTACAACAACGGAACGCAAGAAAAAAGCTGAACGTGTTCTTAAAAAGAAAAAGACCACCATGTCAGCCGTTATCAACCAACTACTAATCTACATTGATGAGCATAAAGAACTTCCATTTGATATGCCGAAAGTATAGGAGAGAAAATGATTTATGTTATTATGAGACATACAGGGTCTTACTCAGATTATCGTTGCGAACCTTTATTCTACACAGATGACGAAGATATAGCTAAATCTTTTGTCGAAAAGGCTACTAATATTGCTAAAGATCTTGAGGTAAAAAAGCAGAAGATTTGGGAAAATTTCGATTGGAGAAATGACGAAAACGACCTTTTTTCTGAATTGGCAAGAAAACAAGATGAACTTAAAAGTCCATTTGATGGTGGATTAGAAGCAGGTGATTTTGATGAAGTGAATTATGATTACACACCTTTAGATAAAGTATCACTCCCTAGTTAGGATATTATAATGCACCGATACTACACCGATATCATACACGCACAGCAAAGCCATACACAGCCAGTAACAGACATCACACCATTGATGCAGGTAACAGAGATACATAATAGCATGATCCGGCAGAATACGTTGTTTCAGGTTGAGACACGTGGCTCTGATGGTTCTTATTCAAGATCATTTACACAGAAAACGGATTGGGAGAAAACCTTATAATGGCAAAAACAGGAAGAATTTATGCTCGTATTGATGAGAAGGACAAGATTAAAGTTTCAAAAATACTGGCTAAACAGGGATTAACTATCTCGGACGCCATTTACTTTATATTGGCATATGTGAATACATACGGATGTTTACCTCCTGTTAACGAAAAAGATTACAAATAACTGTATTTTGTTGTTGACACTGTACGTACAGAGTATATAATAGAGTTATCAAAGCAACACAGAGGGAATGGCAATGATACAGTATTTAGACTTAACACTACGTGGTGAAAACAATCACAGTATTGAAGTGGCATTTGTTAACTTTGACGGTGATATTGAGATTGAAGACGTAGAACTTCTCTATAATGGACGTTATCGAAATGTTAACAAGATGCTTACAGATAAGCACATTGATAGCTTAGTTCAATACTTAGGAGAAAATGCGTAATGGCTTGTGATTTCTATACTTCGACTGAATATTCAGATAATGGCGTTTACCAGATTCGTTGGATGACTTTCCCAGACGGAACCGCAATTGAACTAACACGATGGAGAATATAATGATGTACCCGCCTTTTACACTAAAGCCTCTTGGAAATAACTGTTACGATATGGTTTCCGGACATAACACTATAATGTCAAATGAAGGATATGATAATATTGCTCCTGATTATGAGACAGCTGAATTTATAGTACGAGCCTGCAATGCCCATGATGATCTTGTTACTGCTTTGGAAAAGGCAAAAGGATATGTTGAGGCTACTTGGTTAGGTTTAAGAAATGTAGTTGGAGATGATAACATAGTGAAGCCTACAATAGGTATGATTGATGCAGCACTAGCCAAAGCAAACGGAGAAGTAAAATGACCCTATTCTATAAACTATGGCTATCCTGCCTGATTGCCTACCTGCCGTTTAATATCTTTACATTCATGTTCGATGGCTTACATGCCGGGATGGTGACACTCGCCTTCGGGATGATGGCGTTTCCCCTGGTGGCGTTTATTGAACGTATGTATAACGTGAGTAAGTGGGCGTTTGGAAATGAATAACTTTTCTATATCAGTAGCAATTATATGCTTTGCAGCAATACTGATAACTGCGATGTTTCATGCGCCTAAGACTGCACAATGCATCCAGCTTAACATGAATGACTGGTCCTGTAAGACAGTGGATGGTCGTACTGATTACTGCGTTCAGTTTGAAAAGGATAAATAAGATGAAGATTATAACAACATACGGTGAAATATCGGACAAAGCATGGGATTGGAATGATGCTTGCGATATCTTAGGAATTAATCCTTGGCTATTGAACGAAGGACGTGCTGATCGATATGATGAAGTTTGTATTACAATAGATCAAGCTATACAAATTGGTTTGTTAGACACACTACCGGAGAATATTGATGCTTAAATACGATAAAAACAGTATGGTTATTGTTCCTAGGGAACCAACCGAATACATGGTTAGCCACGCTCTATTAGCTATCAGTCACGCACTTAGTCCTAGAAATGCTGTTTATGATGCTATATCAGCCGCACCAGAAGTAGAACCCGTCATTGCGCTTAGTGATGTTATGCCGCTGGTTGAGGCTTTAAGATTCTATGCAAATGAAGTAAATTACAAAAATATTGATACTTTTGCAGGTAAATGGAACGGCGTAGAAGTTTACAAAAATGAAATAGCAGAAAAAGCCCTGCAACAATTCGAAGAAAAGGTTAAGTGATGGATGAAGATTTAAAAATAAAGAAAGCCCTAGAATATCTTCTTAATACTATTTCAGATAAGGCCTTAGCGCAGGTAAAAGAGGACTTAAAAGACCTCATCCCCCGTTCACAGGTTCAAGTGTTAGTAGATGCTTTGAAGTTTTATGCAGATGAAAACAATAATAACTGGACTTCCAGTGACACATTTGAGAGAGGCTATCAAGACTACGAAGTTCATGAATCTAAAGTAATGGAAGATTACGGAACTAAAGCACGAGAAGCCCTGAAAACATTCGAGGAGATGAAATAGTGGCACTTTCAGACGCATTTGGTGAATTAGCTGTTAAGTATGTTCAATTAAAAAAAACTTCTGAACAGCTTTCGGTTCTATCTCGAGGAGCGTTGGAAACCATAGAACGTGAATATGGTGAATCAGACGGAACTCGTGACCTTGAGCATTGTTTAGATCAATTAGAGGAATTATTAAAATGACCCGCACAATCCTATACCTAACCACTTGGATACTCTGGACGCTATTCCTTTCCCAGGCACACGCCGAACAGGGCACATATCGCGCCTGCGCCGGTCCACAATGCACCGAATTTGAAGCAGAGTTCTACAGCGCCTCCGAGATCAATACGCTACGCCCGAAGCAGTTCTGTTTCACGCACTTGAAATCGTATGAACTGGACAGAACAGGACAGCGCATCCTGAAGCCAGGGTATCTGCTGCCGGATGACTGTAAGAAGCGGAACAACATGCAGCCAGGGGATGAATGGAGTTTCGTTAACCCTTCCGTTGGTAATCATATAGGAGAAAGATAGGGATGAGTAAATTCTCATATTGCTGTGAAAATCCTGATATCTATGATTTTCAACATGGTCCTAAACATAAAGAACTAAAGAGATGTATTAATTGTGAAATGTTTGTTCACCCTGTAACATCTGTGCCGCAGCAGAAGGATATTACTCCAGAAATAAATCCTTACCTCGAAAGTGTTCCTGATCCAGTCGAAACTACGCCGCGCATTTCTGCGGTCGATAACGCAATTGATATTGCCTATCAAAAAGGATTTGAACACGGGAAGCAGTCAGTCGAAACTACGCTTACCTGCTACCGAAAAGCCTGTCAGTGTACACAAAGTAATTTGATGCGCTCAGAGGATACACAAACCACGACAGAAGAACGGAAAGCGGCTTTGGAATGGTTCCATGAGATTGTTTCAAAGGGATCGAAGTACGAAACAATGGAAAACTTCGGTTTTCAACGTGGTCTTCCAAAGCACTATCATACTATCAAACAACTTTTACAAGCCAAGACCGTCCCGGTTGCTGTGGCTGATGAATTGGCTGACGAATGTAAGTTGTTAGTTCTATATCTACAACAACGTAGGAAATTCGTTAGAGCCAGCCGCCTTGAGGCTATTTTATCCAACTACAACAAATTCAAGGAGCAGTCCGATGGACAATAAAGAACAGGCTTTAGAGGAAATATACAAAACAGTCGCAATGAAAATATATGAATTTTCAGACGAATGTTGGTCGTTACCTTCAGCGGATAAGAGAGTGATTGATATACTCAATACACAAGGATATTTACGCGCCTGTCTGCAAGACGATGGAGAGTTGATTGCGGCGTTACAGGCAATGTATGATCACTTCGGGGTTGATGATGAAGAAAACTCCCTATGGCATCCGTCTTGTATTAAAGCCTCAAACATGGCAGCTAAGGTACTCTCTAAACATCGATCAAAGGAATAACTATGGATCCGTTAATAGAGGCCTTAATAGAAGCAGGATTGCTAAGAGTGAAGAAATGACATATATGTTAACAATTGACGACAATGTTGCGTTAGACAAGTTCTGTAAATCCTTCCCTAACTGGTGGTATAAGATAGGCGTTTGTGACTTGACGCGTGATTTTGATTGTGCACCACAATGGTATGCAAAAGAATTTAAATATGTAGAAATTAATAATCAGTGGGATAATGGCTTTAGTTGTGATCATACTGGATCGGTTGCAGACGCTGTATATGATGTTATGGAACAAATTAAGGAAGCTATACTTGCTGAAATTCCCTAAAATTGGAAAGCCGCTTGTAGATAAAAAATACCGGAAGTGGATAGCTTCTCTACCGTGCGTATGTTGTGGACAATCGGGAGATACAATAAGCCCTCACCACCTAATGAGGGGTGTTTATAGGGGTATGTCTATGAAAGCTTCTGATGAGTTTATCCTAGGTCTATGCCATGTCTGTCACACGCACTCCCATTCATTCGGAGATGAAACTGATTTCTTCCGTCAGTATGGAATTTATAACCCAGTTGAACTAGCTAAGAAATATAGAGCTAAATATCAAAACCTGAAGCAATAGGAAACCTTACCTCTTCATTGGTGCGTATTGGTAAAAAACTCTATGCCGCATCATGACTTATATTCAGCTGATTTAAGCGGTATCCATTTTCAGCCGCTGTAGCCATACAGACACCTAAATTAGCCTTCTCTGGCATCATTACAGGGTTCTGACCCCGTATCTTAGCTACAGTAGGAGCATTAACGGCGGTTGGTTTGAACTTTGTTGTTATATGCCCGCACGAGGTTAGGAGAAATAACACAGTTATCGGCAGCAGGTATTTTGTTAATTTCTTCATCTAACTTGTCCTTTAGTTCGTTATTTTCCACCATTAATTGTTGTAACTTCTGCATGCCTATTTCGTCAAGTTCATCAGATTTAGCTTGTTTCTCTTCACGGTCCTGATCTACAGCTTCCTGTTGAGAAGTTTGGTAAGCCAGCATATCCTTTTCCGCACGAACACTACGAAAATACCAGCCAGCGCCAAAAATAGATCCCACCACTGCAAAAATAAATAGAATGACAAATATAACCTCGATAGCTTTAAATTGTGGTAACACTTAAGCCTCCAATAGAGTTTCTAATGATCGGTTAGTCCAGACTCTGCCAAATATCTTAAAATTGGCTAAAGATGTGTAGTAAATAATTCTTTCAAGCGTCAATTTCTGGACCGTGTCTTTAGGCTGTGCAGCATTAATTGTCTTTGGGCCTAGTATACCATCCTGAACCGTGTCAACAGCCTTCTGTAGTAGCTTAACTGCCTGAGAAACACCCATATTAACAGCAATATCTAGCAGAACAAAAGAAACATCGTCTGGAAGCTGATCGCCCTTTATTTTATCCCAATAATCACGTTTATAAACCGCTTTAGCTTGGTCAATGGTCAGGTTTTTAATATCAAAATCTGGATAAGATCTTTTAGAAATACCGAATTTCGTTTCACCACCCGGATCAGCAGGATGATTAATATAGCCGCCTTCCTGATTTAAAACATTTTTAATGGCTCGATCAAACGTCATATTGCCACCCTGTAAACATACATAAGGAATACAAATGCGATTACCCCTCCTGAAACCCATTTCCATAGATCCGGTTTCCAGTGGTGGGATAAGGCTTTAAAGTAGAACCCACCTGCCACTATAACAAATATAATATTAAACGAGGTTAAAAAATGCTCTGTTCTATTTAGAATAGCCTTTGAGTCAGAAAGAAGGGATAATGTCCTGCCATTTACTGTAGCAAGCCAGTGGAAAAGGATACCGCAGCAAAACCAGAATTTCTCGCCCTTAGGGTTGTCTTGCTTCCATTCCCAAAGTATACCAATTGCAAGCGCTATAATAAAAAGGCCTTGTATCAGTGCGCCCCAGCTTAGGGCAAACTTTAAATTACTGGCAAATAATTGATTATATTTTATTAGTTCACCCATGATGTGGCTCTTTCTCTATTTTACCATCAGCTAAAGCCTTGAGGAATATCTCTATGGTTTTAGGCGCAACTGTAGATTTTACATTGTGAAAATGAAAATCGGCCTCTTTCTTTTTTTTAAGTGCATCCAGATACTCTTGCTCAATCTCTTGAGAAACCAGAGGAGCAGGCTCATATTTTTTGAATATACTCCACATATTTAACCCTGCTTCCATCCTAGAATCATTTCCCGGATTGCCCCGATTGCTGCCATCATTTCTTTTTGGAACTGTGCCTGATTAGAAGTCAATGTCGTTATTGAATTAGTATATGTATTTGTCTGGTTGGTAGCCGTAACCATAAGTTCTGTTACTTGCTTAAGATTAGACTCAGCTTTTGCCTGATATTCACTTTGAATAGTGTCATTTCTGTCTTCAAGCTTGCCCACTTTTAACCATAATGCTGTAATAGTACCAGTCAGTGTGGTAACAATACCGCCTGCAACTGTCATAACAATGGGATCACTTATTTCCATGTGCTTATCCTACACTACTTACGATCCGTTTACAACATCAGGAATCTTGGAATAAATCTCAGTGTGTTGCTGTGTACTTATCTTCCTGTTTTCAATTAAAGTGTTGCTTAAAAGATCCATTTTTTCTGATAATGCTTTGATATTTCCATACAAAGTTCTGTATCTTCTAAGGTTTTCCTTTTCTTCTTTACCTTTATAATAAAGGCCGAGTCCCCAAATTGACAAAACAATCAGGAACCCGACCAGAATAAGGGTTAGTTTAATTGTCACGAGCTGGCAAGTATAGCATTTGCTTTAAGACTTGTGAAAGTCAGGTTTAGCTTAGTGGCAATTGTATTAACGATACCACCCATGGTATTTTGTTTTACGGCATTCGCATTAACAATAGAAGAGATTTGGTTCTGCTGGGTGTTGGTTGTGTTTAGGCCGTCTGTTAATGTGCCTAGCAACGTAGTAAGGGCGTTATAGTCAGTCTTTGAATCAGTAGGTGCGTTTGTGGCAGCATCTACAGGCGCATTAGTGGGGGCATTAGAGATAAAAGCCCCTGTTGTAATGGTTGGAATAGATGGCTTATTCGAAAGGTCGTTATAATTACCGGAAAACAGGGTAGGTTTACCTGTCAAATCTGCCCAGCTATGAGTGTGTGTGAGGCTGGCCTTAGCATCTAAAGCGGTTTGTAAACCGATGACATCCGAGATAATATGGGTATGGGAAAGATTTGCTTTTCCCGCTAAACCCGTGGTTAAATCGAAGCTACTTGCTTTAACGGCCAATTGGTCGTCAACATAGGTTTTAGAAGCTTTTGATCCCAGTTGTGTTGTCATCGTCGTAGCAAAGCTTGAGTCTCCGCCCAAAGCATCAGAAAGCTCCTTTAAAGTATCCAAAGTGGATGGAGCAGAGTTTACCAATTCGGCAATCTTGGAATTAACATACGACTCTGTAGCAGCGCCGGAAGGCATTGTCCCACCAGTCTCAAGCATTGTTACCCGGGAAGAAAGGTCACTAAAGCTGGAAGTTGACGCAAAGGCATTTGAATTAGATGTGGCAGCAGAACCCAATCCAAGAATAGAGCGAGCATTAGAGGCGGTCGTCGAGGCAATCAGGCTCACACCAAGGTCATAGGCAGGGGTTTCAACCAAATCACCCTCTGCGTCGACATGAAGCATTGCGTTATTCATGGATGGAAGTGCAGCTAAAGCCTGTAAAATAGGAGCAAAGTCTTGTTTTTCGTTAACGAGTTGGTCTAAGCGCATTATACGACTCCTGTGATGAAGAATTGGTTATCGGAATAAGCAAAGGTATAGGCGGACATTGGGCGATCAATAATGAAGTCCTGAATGCCATCAACGACAGATTTTAGGGTTACTATATTGTTTGAGGTGTCAACTTTTTTTATTGTAAGCTGTTTATCCATTGGCTCAACAGCCGTGATTTCAATATCGCCTTCTGTACAATCAGCCAGGATTACAGAATTAAAAGGCACTGTTGTATAATCGGCGGTAATAGATTTTACACGCTTTGGAGGAAGATATTGTTCTTCTAGTGGAAGCCATACTTCATTTACGAAGTCCCATTTTTGCCTGCCGTCTTGAGGATTAATAGGAACCTCAATACCACCCTCTGGAGGAGTAGCATCAACGTAAACAACATTGTATAAAGGTTCGCCATCTTGTCCTAATATAGGATTTCCGTTCTCATCCAAAATAGGTACGTTCTGGTTATAGCCAGAATAACTACCCAGATAATTCCCCGATGAGTCAACATAGAACTTTTCAGTCATTTTTTTCTCCTTATGCGAAAGCGTAAAAACGTAGTCTCCATTTACTCCAGTCAATACTAGTAGATGATCTGGCATTAGGACTTGCCGTAGACGTACTTACCATTTTAACTGCAGCACTTGAAGTAAGTGATATGGTAGAAGATGATTTTCTCACTGAGATTCCGTAAGATCCAACACCAGCATCATCATAAGCATAGGTATAGTATTCAAAGACATCTCCTGCTGTAGCACCTAGAACAGTATCTGTTGTGATACACTCTACTTGAAATGTCATAAATAAAGGGATAACACCCATTGTGTTTGTAATATTTGAAGTAGAATTATTTGAGAAAGCAATAGCACCACTGTCCATAAACTTTGAAAATCCTAGAGATGTTTTCAAGGCTGAAGGTGTGATTGATTTTAAGTTATCTGTTCCGGTTCCAACATTCGCAGATGAGGCTAATTGTGTAACACCTGCATAAGAAGTAGAAGCTGCTTGTTTTAAAGCATCAAAACCATTCAGTGCTGTTGTTTGACCATGACCACCATTAGCTATACCTAGTGTCCCTCCTAGAGTTAGAGTACCAGAATTAGTAATAGGTCCGCCAGTTAATGTAAGACCTGTTGTACCACCAGATCCACTCACAGACGTTACTGTTCCGCCGCTTCCAGCACCATTAGATGCAGCTAAAATACGTCCTTTAGCATCTACTGTAATACTTGCATTAGTAAAGCTACCCACATTTGAGTTTACTGAGGCGAGTGTTGTTGGAACCGTACCAACACCAGAACCATTAACATCACCTGTTAAGGTTGTTGTGTTAATCGTACCACTTGCACCTTGAGGACCTTGCGTATTAGAAATCGTAACAATACTGGTATTAGTGTTAATTTCTACATTATTAGGTGATTGGTCTGTAATGGTAACAATTGTCATTTAGTTACCTCAGGACTGAATACAACCGATCCTTCAAATAGACGTGTAACTTCTCCCTGATATGATTGAAGCTCAAGATCATAAATATAGCTTCCGGAAAGGGTAGAGGTTAACTCATCGGAGATATTCCAGTAAATTGTTCCATTACCTAAGGTAAGGCGCAGATTATCGGTTGTGATCTGAAAAGCTATAGGTGTATTGTAATTACGTTTAAGGTACATACGTCCTATATATCCCGTGAGATCGATAGGGACCTTATTGTTATCCGTCCACGTGATGTTAACAATCCACGTACTGCCGGAATCTACTTTAAAATCTATGTTTTCACCATTTTTAATAACTTGGTTCATAACCATACTCTTTCAGGCTCTTCCGGGAATACTTCATAGTATCTTAATTCTTCAGGTAAATCACCATCTAATCTTAAATTAACATGCCATCCCTTACCGTTTATAGGACCAATAACATCAACTAACACGCCTTCTGAACTTTTAAGCTCATCAGCATGCTCTGGTTGCTCATCGAATTTTAAATAATAGTCCCTCATGCTGAGATACTCTGGAGTTCTGCGTTTGATCGTCTTGTCGGCCAGTAGGCGAACTGCTCAATCCATCCCCATAAGAAAAGGGTTGAAGAATCATTGACGCCAAGACGTAGGGTTGTTTGACCAGTTGGTAATGCACCGAGATTATTTGTTACAACGGCAGCCCCGTTACGACTTGCAGCGAAATCAGCCGTTGCATAGGCAGCAGCTACCTTGTATTTCGTGTTAGGAACATACGATCCAAGATTCGCAACTGCGCTAGTATTACCATTAAAGACCTCTGTATTCGTGCTGAGACCGCGATTAGGGAATATCTCAAAAGCTGTAATACTAGAACCGCCATCAATACTAATACCGCCGATTGTAGTGGTGTTATTCGTCTGGGTTGACGTCAATACAGCGTATATCGTGCCTTGTGGTTGATTAAACCATCCAGCAGTCGGAACGGACGCAAATTCTGAAGCACGTGTTGCTGTCGCTGCGTATGTCGGAATGTATGAGGATGGGAATAGACCAACTTCAAGCTGCGCGCCGTATTGGTATCGAGTACCACCAGCTATTCGTATGTTATTACCATCCCCGGTAGCGCTCATTGTCTGTACAGTTGCGGTAGTGGTTGTAGAATTTGGTAATCCTGAAATATTACATCTAAACCATCCATTAGGAAGAGACACGATAGATGTAGTATATCCTGAACCTAGCCCGGAAAGAGCAATAGAACCGGTGGTACCAGAACTAATATTGAAGTAACAATTAGCCCCGTCTGTATTCGTAGAGTCGAACAGGCGGGCACGAATCCAGTCATGATTACCGCGCTTTATGAAGAATGTGAAAGACAATACGGAATTGGCTGTGAATGGACCAGCAGTTCCAAACACCCCAACGCCTGCCGTTCCAGCACTTCCCTCAGTGAATAGATCAGCGTTCTGGACGCCTTCGGGCGATACCGCATTATCAGATGTAATAACGGTGTCTGACTTATTCCATATAGCATTATTAAAGTCATCCGAATAAGTAAGGAGGTTTGTCCGTGCCCCTTCAATTAACAGACCACGGGCAATTGCGTTGGCCGATCCGATAACAGCGGTGGAAGTAGTCGGTGTATAGGTTGTTGCTGTCGATCCAGCGTTTAACTGTCCTCCCCAGACATAAATTGTTTGAGGAACGGCAGATGTCTGACCACCAACTGTGTCGCGTTTATCAATGCCGATCTGGAAATAGGTTGTTAATCCGAGCGGTGCAGAAGCAATCTCGAAACGCTGCCATGAAGTCGTTAACGTGCATTGTGTACGGGTGAAGTTAGAGCCGTTTGGAGTCTGCATAATCCAGACAATCTCTCCCCCTACATCGCCACGAAGCCATATAGATCCGGTATATGTGGTAATTGGTGAAATTAGGTCTGTAGGATAGTTGAACTGATGAAATACTAGACTGAAGTTTCCAACGCCGGATACGGCAGGAAAATCGACTTTATCAGCTGTTAAAGTACCTGTTGGAGATGCTGTTTGATTAGCTGTTACAACCGGGTTTGATGTACCGCTATTTGTCTTTGTCCAATAGACGTTATCAAACTCTTCACTTCGTAAAGCAAGATTCTGATTGCTATAACTCGTGGTTGTTGGGTTATAATCCAGACGAGGACCGTAATAGATCGCTGAAGTTGTCGGGTTATATGCCTGAACATATGGACCAAGCTCTAACTGTGCGCCCGCCATGTAATAACCTAGGGCTGGATTACCGATAAAAGCCGGTGCCCGACCATCAGTTCCCGTTACAATTGCTGCTGTAGAGGCGACGCCTGATGTTGTCGTTAAACAAATAGATGTAATAGAACATCTCCACCATCCTGAACCGGCATTAGAGATAGTCGCTGTCGCCGTTGAACCTTGGACTGTTACAGTACCGTTTATTAAATCAAAGTTAGCGTAAGAGGTGGCGTTAAACGGACCACCGGGAAATACGAGTTGCGCGAATTGTCTTTCCCCGGCCTGCAGGTAGTAAGACAAGGTATAGGTCTGGCCTGCAATATATCCGGTATAGTTTTGTCCTGCAAAGTGAACAGCATTGTTTGCGCTCGAGGTAATTCGAAAACTCCCCCCTGAAATACCCAAAGGCGCAGGAACTGAACTTGCGACAGCAAACGCTTCCTGTACGGTCCATGCCGCATTCGTTGGATCATTCGAATAAAGCCACTGGTTATTCGGTGCAAAGACTAACCATCCATCAGAGCGATACATTGTTTTGTTTGATGCACCTGAATAGCTAAGAGCTGGTCCCCCCTGGATGACAGGCGTTAAACCTGTACCACCTGCAAAGTTAAACCCTGCGGTTGCTCCATTGAAAACAGATCCAAACTCCAGAATACCGGAAAGAGGATTCGACAGTATTGCGGAGAGAGGGTTTGAGATCATTGGTTATCAAATACCGCTACGTTAAGGTTAGGAGCAGTTGCACCAGCAAGAGTAGCCCATACAGTGATCTTTCCCTGAAGATTTCGGGCGAAACCAAGGCTAATATCTGTCATGGCGTTAGTTGTAGTCGAAAAGGCTACCCCTGAACTATTTGTGGCCGGAATAAGGGTTGTGCCGTTATCAGGGCTGGTAAAAAGTGTTACTGTGCCTGCTCCAAAGTTTCCAGATATATAAATGCTGGCAAACCATCGATCATGACGTATACCGTCCGGTGTGGCGATCTTATAGTTACCGTTAGCGGTAATGTTAGTTGTATAGTCCATTGTTACTCCTTATGACATTCAACAGTTAAGTGGCGTTCCATCGTAACTATTTGACTATGTACAGACATAATACAAAATATGATAAAACCAGATAGAAATACGTTAGAAATCAGCACGAACCATGCTAATTTCGCTCTTGATGATTCTTTTATTTTTTTGGTCATTGTTTCTCTTTCGGCTTGAGTTTGTTGAATAGGTTTCCCACTGTTCTTACATCATTAGGCGTGACTTTAGGAGTTTTGGAAATCTTGTCTAAGAGTTTATATCCTTCATCTGTAAATAACAACTCATTATAGCGCGCTGCCTGAGTCGGATCTCGTCTAACTACTTCCAGAAGAGAAGGTGATATTTTATTACGAACAGAATTTAAAACAGATCCGATAGATGTCGGTATTTCTCTCATTGCCTGAATTGGTGCGGTTGCGCTACCCTCCCCGATTTGACGGGTTTGAATTAACTGATCTATTACCGTATCAATCTTATTAATCTGGTTGAAGCGATCATCCCCAACCAAAGCTTTCAATCGCGCAGATACTTCCTGATTTTTCAGAACTGTATCGCTAAATCTACGTCCGTCATTTGCAGAGGATTGAAGTTGTTTTTTAAGATATGCTCCGGCCAGCGAATCACGGATCTTTTGACCATCAGCGCCTGAGTTACCAAGATTAGAGACAAACTTCTTGATATATCCTGGATCACGTGCCATCAAATCTGAAGCAGCTTTGCTGTAATTACCATCAGCAAGCATGGACATTTTACCAATCGGGCTATCCTGTAGTGTTTTTAAAGCCCCTGAATCCTCTGAATAAATACGTCTAGCTGTTTTATAAGATGGGTATTCGCTTTCTATAGCTGAATCAATATCATTAATTGCCGATTTCGCAGCTTTATAAACCCCTGTATCCCCGCTTCTAAAGGCGGAATCAGCTTGTTCTCTGAGATTTACACGGGCAGAATGAAGGGCAACCGTTGAGTTATAGGGTAATTTCTCTAAATCTGTTGCATCTATCCCTAAAGATTGAAGGTCATTTTGAACGTTTGTAAGTGTATTTGTGTCAGTTCTGTACTTATCAAGAGCCTCAACAACCTTCTTATTGCCTAAAGCTTTCTTAAATGCATCATTAGTCTCTGGAATTGACTTATCAATACCGATACTCTCAGCATAATATGGCTTAGCCCGTGTTTGAAGCGCATCCTTTTTGGCCTGAACCATATCTTTAGCAATCTTGCTGGCAGCTTCACCATATTGTTCTGCGTCTAAAGATGTACCACCAGTGGCTTCCTGAATAATTTTGTTATTGAGCTTGGGAATTTGTGTATCGTCTATATTTTTGATGGCCGATGCAGCTACATTAGAGCCTGAAGACCCTTTATTCATCAGTAAAGCTTGGCTCTTCATACTAGGAACGCCGCTTGTAACAGCGACAGACGGCGTAGCTTGAAGAGAATTAGCATCTGAATAAGCAGCAAGAGCAGATTGAGGGCTAATACCCTCATCTTGTAGGCTCTTATAGAAAAGGGCTTCTGCATCCGATAAACCAGCAGCTTCCTGGGGAAGTTGTGAACGGCTGATGCCACGGCTTACATATTGAGCGAGATTATCAATACCGTTATTAATTCCCTCTACTGCTTGTGTCCCAAGTCTTAAAGGGTTTAGTGACGGAATAGAAGCCTCTGCCACCGCACTGGGTAAAGCACGAAGCCCTTGACCTGCAGTTGCTGCTAACTCTGATCCAGCCTCTACGGCTCTTCCGACAGGAGACACTAATCCAGCAATATTAATGATATTACCAGCCGCATCAATATCACGACCTATAGCGGGGTTTTGCTCACGAAACTGTTGGTATTGATCGTATGCAGGTTGGATCTGATTACCACCAAACTCTGCTAAAGGACTATTAAGAGCTGCTGATCCAATATTTGATATTCCTTGCTCATAACCCTCTGGGACAGGAACATAACTGGCGGCTGAGGAAATTATCTGATTTCCTATATCAGTTAATCCGCCAAGACCTACATTGGCAAATGTTTGCAGGGCGCTACGGCCAAGTCCTTGTTCACCTGCATTATATGCGTTTACGATCTCATCTAATTTGTCACCACGCTCATTAAGCTTGTCACCAACTTGAGACAGAAAACCCGGCTGCTCTTGGTTATCATTGCCAAAGTTCTGTTGTGCATATGCCATTACTTCTTCTTGAGTAGCGCCCTCAGGAGCGTTAACTTCAAAAGTCTGTCCATTTGGTGATGTTACTTCATAAGTAGGCATTATTTACCCTTAGGCTTTATAGACCAGCCACCAGCAGAATTCAATTTACCGCCGCCTGTTTTCTTATACCCTACAGCACCTAAACCAGCATTGACGTTATTAACAACTGTTTCTCTTAAACGTTTACTGCTTTCTAGTCCTAACTCAGTAGGGCTTGTAACGCCCGGTAAGAAAGACAAAGAACCTCTAATATTTGCATTAGTAGGGTCAAATAACTGTGCGTCAAGAATAGATTGATCTGGTCCTGATAGAGCACCCAATTCATTTACGTTCTTAAGTTCAAGATTAATATCTGTTTTAAGACCATTTAGAAGCTGTTCACCACGTCCCCCAAATTCGGAACCATATTTTTTTACTGCTTCATCATATCGGGCTAGTAATCCGTTAGGGCCTAGTAATTTATTAGAAGATGCTGTAGCCGCTTTAACTTTCTTAGTATCATCTGCTGTAGGTACAAAACCAGATGCAGGAACATAACCCGGAACCGGGTCAACACCATATAAAGGCTTACCTGACTCATCCAGAGTTACATTCTTACCACTAGGTAAGGTTGTTCCTTGACCCGGTTGAAGACCACTATTAAATAAAGGAGATTGCGTAACTTGAGCAAGCTGACCTGTAGCAGGGTTACCTACAGATACTGATCCGTCAGGGTTTTGGATAAATTGATAATTAGGTTGTCTTCTTGATTGAATATCTAGTTGCCTATTCTGAATACCTAATTGAGCTTGTTGATAAGGCGTAATAACTTGTTCTGAACTAAACTGTGCTAATGGCTTTACATCTCCTGTAATAGCAGCATATTGTCTCAGCTGTTCAGTAGGTGCTAATTGACCAAAAGAAGGATCATTAGCTATTTGACTTAATTTAGATTGAGCCTCATACTTTGGAATTGTAGTAGGATCAGCAATATTATTCAAAACAAGGTTAATTTTATTGAATACACCCAAATCTTCATAAGGTGTAATTGTTCCATTAGGATTAGGATTATCGAACCACTGAACCATTATTCAATCTCCCGGAAATTAACGCCAATCATATTATAATCGACTGCATAATAACCATCCAACAGAGCTACAGCATCAGGATGTGTCTTCATGACATCTTGCGCCATAACACCGATAAACTTCTTGTCAGAGCCTTTATAATTATACTTATAAACCTTATGACCATTTTCCTCACCAAGTTCCTCAATATTTTCTTTAAGGCGCTCATCGGACTTTGTAAGGTTCCCAATAGACGAGGTAAGGCTTCCAAGAAGACCTTTATTCTCACCCGTGGAGCTTGACCAATTTGTACCTTGAGAATTTGTACCACCAACAGTGTATCCAAGACCGCCAAGAATACCTGCTTGAGCTTGAAGCGCAGCGGCTTGTGCCTGATTAACACCGGAATCAAGGGTACGCTGGAACTCGCCAATGCCCAAAAGACCTTGAGCATCAGCAGCGCGCAAGCCGGGAAGAGTCGTTAATGAGTTATTCAGTGAATTGTTAAACTGATCAGATAAGAATCCGCCAATCTGATTTTGTCGAGAAAGGTCAATGTCATTAGCCCCGAACATTTGACGGTTTGATCCAAACTGCCCGGCAGAGTTTAAGTTTTGCTGAAGGACACTATTCTGTCCTTGGGACTGTCGGTTAATCTCATCAATAACATATTGTTGGTAAGGGCTTTGCTGCATTGCAATATCTGATTGCAAGCTTTGTGCTGTGGGTGCGAAACCTTGGCGAATAATATTAAACGCGTTTGTTTCATCTTGAGTTTGAGCAAGTGGTCTAAATTGATCAGCAGTAATACCACTAATTTTACCATCGATGCCCTGTAATGTATTCTGCGCCCAAGAAGGAAGATTATTAAATCCTGATACAGATGTGTTCTGACCACCAGACTGTGATTTAGAGGGTGCTCCAAATACTGCGCCAAATAAACCCATTTAAAAAGCTCCTAAAGCCAAACGTCTCCAGACGTTCACATTGTTAACGCTATCATACACTAAGATGTACAAAAAGCTAGTTGTATAATTAATGTCCCCCAGAATATCTTCTGAAGTTACATCTGATGAAGTCGCAGGTATTTTATTAACCTTTCGGCCTTTTATAAATCTTTTAGTAAGGTTATTCCAGTCTTCAATATCGGTAGAACGCTCTCTCTTTACCGACTGGCAGAAACTAAGAACATCTTCTGATGAAGAAACGGTTTGATAATCATTGATCATTCTGGACTGCTCATCTGTACATATTCATACCATTGACCCATGATCCAATTCTGATCTAGCACTTCCCCAGTAATTGTGTACTGCCAGAAGTGACCGTCTAACTGGACAGGGATATTCTCATCTGTATCTTGGAAGACATAGTTCTGTTGATATATTGGATTAGACGAATTTGGATAACGGTAGTTTTCAACCATAATATTAATGTTACCATTCTGAATGCTGTCGGGAACGACATTAACAATCATTGTACTGTCTTTACCGCCTGAACGAAGATTGGTCTTAACCAGCCAAGGCAGAACCTCACCATCAGCATTATAGCCTACTTCGTGTTCGTAAATAGTAGAAACATTCGCCAAATGAGGTACGTTAAAGTAGAAACCATTCTGTTCAGCGGCTGTTCTATCCATTCTATCGGGAACCCATGAGAAATCGGTTAGGCTTACTCGGGCGATAGCATTAGGTTCTTCACTGTCAGCAGTTGGATAGTGGAACCAAATCTCATTATACTTCTGGTTAAACCATGCGAAACACTTGGAAAGCTGATCACGGTTAATATTTCCGAATACATACTCAAGTAGTGTCGTGAATTCCTGTGTATTGGCTGGCATAACCTCAACATTATTCCCGCGATACATATAAAAGTTATCGAATCCCATCCAATAAGCCTTACCATTCACGGAAACACGCGCTAACGGGGCAATAATTCCGATATTGGCATCAATCTTCTTAATCTGCCATACTCCGGCCTCTAATCCTATATATCGGAAGGTATAGGTCTGATTTCGTGAGAAAATAAGGTTTTGGCCCGACACAGGCGCATGAGAAATAAGAGGAGATGCACCTTCAATATAGTCTTCAAACACCTGATTTAAGGAAGATCCAACAAAATTAGAGGCATTTCCCTGATCTGAGGCGAAAATATGATTTCCAACACCGCCTGCGCCTAAGGTGACAAGAATGTTGTCTGATACAAACATGTAAGCCACTTCATCTGGTGCGCCCGCAAGGATATTAGGGGAAAGATTGGTCTGCCCGCCCCATTCATATATCTTATCACCCGCAGTCATGAGAACTTTTTCACCGAATTTGTCGAAATACCAGATACGCGGTGTTACACGTGAAACAGTCGAAACTCCCGGTGCTCCATAAAGGCCAGCACCGTATAAGCCTGCACCGTATCCTGTACGCATATATTCCGTTGATGGACCAGCAGCGATTTCAGGATAATATTCGCCACTTGCACTGGAAGTCTGTGAGGTGGATGTTCCTTGTGTCATAACATCAAAAGCATTAGCCGTCACATTACGAATAATAAACTCGGAGTTAATGTCAGCACTTGAAATGCCGCCGATATTCCCAGTACCCGCATATGTTACAGTAAGTGTTGCACCAGTTCCTGTATCTGTCGTTGATACGTTGTTTGCTGGTGTGACGGAATAGCTACCGGGTGTAGAAACTGTTACAGAATTAACACCAAAAACAAGGTCAAGCGTAGCGCCAGATCCAGTTCCTGTTGTGGCTACCGGATTAGCGGGGTTATTCGTATAATTACCCGCAACGCCTAAAGCTACTGCGTTAACCCCCATAACTACGTTTAAAGCAGCGCCTGAAAGACCTGCACCTGTAACGGGTTCGTTTGTCAATAATGTAGGGTTGACAGTATACACACCCCCTACAGTAATGCTTAAGACTGCCGTAATAGCACCACCAGAAACCGTAACAGAAGCTTGGAACTTAGTCCCGGTCCCTGTCGTACCTGTTACTGTCTGCGTACCATTGGATCCACCCGTACCGCCAGCTGCAATCGTTGCAGAAACAACCTTTGTATTGGAAATCGTTGCTGTGGCTGCTGTGGTAAAAGTTCCCCCAACGGCTGTTAAAGTCCCGCCCGGCGCATACCCTGTCCCTGCGGCAACTGGGGCTACACTGACTGCTTTCGTTGATGAAACAGAGAACACACCTGCCGTGGTGAAAGTACCGCCCACCATAGTAAGAAGATTACCGGAAGAATATCCTGTCCCCGCACTGGCTACTGTCGCTGTAGATGCAGCATAAACCGCAACATCTTCCAGTTTGACGCGTGATCCTTCAGTAAGTCCGTGATTTGTGTCTGTAATCGTAATCAATCCACTGGATACAGTAGGGCTACCCCCACCAATACCTGTTGCAGTAGCTTGGTCATTAACATCAAAACCATAGCTTGTGGCATTAATCTGTCGAATAATATGTGGCGCGTTTAAAAGAGCAGCGCTCACACCGTTAAATGACGTAGCACCAGAAAGGGTAATTTCATCCCCAATACGATACAAAGGAGCATTTGGATCATTAACGATAATACGATATGAACCGTTTGTAGAGTTAAGAACGGGTCCGGTTAAAACGTAATAGTGCGTTGCAACATTACCGATAGGCTGCGCTGTTTCCTGAAAAGGAGTGATGTTTGTCAAGACATTACCGGAAAGATTATAGAGATGCTCATTGCTCCCAATCATCAACTGAGGATAGCCTGCATCAAATATCGTGCTGTATAAGGATCGAACGTATCCTGTAATCTGATTATCATTTTGAAACTTAAGAGATTCCCAACCACCAATCTTACGGGGCACGCCGTTAAACATGCGGATACCCTGCGTCATAACATAGTGATCTGTCGCAAGCGCTGTACTATCAGTATAAGGCTTTACGCCTGATTTAATCTCAAGCGGTATTGGCCTAATCTTGGAGTTTCTTGTAACCATTTAAGCCCATGCGCGCAATACCCAGCGCCAGTTTGCAGGTGTAATTGTGATTGCGTTTCCAGCAATATCCCTTCTCATAATAACAGGTGTATTAACTCCGGTAATACCCACATTAACACTACTGGACCAAGTAGAAACATTATAGCTACCAGCAATATTGACTTGTCCCTGTGCAATCTCATCCCCGACACCGTATCCATATTCTGATGACACGCAGCGTAAGACTACATTAAATATCTTTGGCTGCAAAGTTAACAAATGAGGAACCACAATATTAAAAGGCGAAGTGATGGCTTGCTCTGCACTCTCAAATCCCTTATTAAACCCTAAATAAGTCAGCACCCACTTACTAATTGCCTGAAAAACTCTTAAAGGCGACATAGCTTTAGTGTTATTCGTCCCTGCTTCAGCCTCGATCTGGCTTGCAATAACAATCTTAGAGATGGCGTTCCAGCTCGTTCCATCCGATACGACATATAAATCTTCATACTGGGCGCTAAGAACAACGTTTGCCTGACCGTCAATCTGATCTGATCCAGTTGTTAGGACTGTTACTGTATTAGCTGTAGAATCAACCTTCTTAATACCTACTGTAAGGCCGATATTGGCAGAGGCTAAGGGAAGGGTAATGTTAAAGGAAGCTGTGCTGGCATTAGCAGCAAACAACGTCTTATAGTCTGAGGAAACAACGGGATAGTTAGCGCCTTTAGGGACAACTAACCACTCCATCGCTCTCTCAAGGAGACCGTCAATGTCATCAAAGTTTTCGTTTAAATAGCCACCCCAGACATCCGCATCTGTAAGATCAAATGGTAATGGTTTAATGAGGTTGAATTTCGAAGTATATGTAGGCAATTAATATCTCCCAAAGCTGTTATCTACAGCCATGCGGCCTGTTGTTACATTCTCGTCCGTACGGGACTTAAGGTTATTATACTCAGCATCCGCAGCTTGAGAAAAGATAGCCGCACTTTCGTTATCCTGCCGAAACTCAGCATAAATACGTGACATTGAATCATACATAATCAATCTGTCTGCCAAAGTAGTAAAGTCATTAGTATCATCGTCATCAACAAGATCGACATAATCTCTCACACCATGCAAGACAACTTGGTAGGGATCCATAGGATAATAGTAAAGGTAATAACCGCCATCACGGTATGTGTAGGCAGTAGGGCGACCGATCTGACCCATATCCCAGCTATCATAAACGGAAGGGGAGATATTTCTTAAAACATAACGGTAAGACTGGTCGTACAGTGTGATACCGTCATCTTTAAAGAGATATAGAATAGGAATTGTAGGAGTAGGCAGCAGGGCTGTGTTAGCCGTAGCTGTAACAGTCTCTGAGACTTCATTGAACCAGAAACGGCGTTGTTTCCAGTAACGGATTGATGCGTTAATCGTATCGCCTACATCGGCAACACTGATAGCGGTGTTTTTAGGATCTTGGATCCGTCTTGACACTGACTGTCTTAGTTCTCCGAATGTAGGCATATACGCTATCCTTAAGAAACAGTTGCGCCCAATGCACCGACAACACGCCAGTTGGTCCCATCGGAAGCAGCGATACATGGTGTACCAGCACTACCGTTAGAAACATAAGCAATGTGTCCAGCATGAGAAGCAGCCGGGTATGTAAGCAATTGTGCAAGAGTCAGCACCTTAAGCTTGTAAGTTGGTTGTCTACCTTGGTCAGCACGAGTAAAAGCAATAGCCATTTGTTTTCCTTTCAAGAAAGTGAGGGGAACAGAGCCGAACCATTCCCCTCGTTACCACTACTGATCGTAAGTAATAGTAATTTGACCACTGATAGTGCCAGTTGTACCTGTGTTCGTACCAGCGATGGTAGTCACGATCCAACCGTCACCAGTTGCTTTCCAACCCATACCAGCATCAACGTTTGCACCACCGATGTTAGCACCGGCAGTAGAAACAGCGACTGGCGTTGTGATGAACGCAGTAGTGTTGTTAGTGTTGTTTACGTTATCATCGTAAATATAACCCAATGTTGCTGTAGCAGTACCGCCAAGGGCAGTGTTACGGATCACAGAGTTATAGTTAAAACGAGCACCAGCACGGAACGGAACAAGTCCGATGTTTGTACCGATTACTGTACCTGTTGGCACGTTAATCAATACATATTCCATAGTCTCCTGACCTTCGCGCTGTGCTTTGCACAAACGATAGTCAGCAGATGTACCAGTGTATTTAGTAGGAACGATTGAAGGGGTTGTCATGTTTGCTTCTCCTTAAGCTGTGTGTGCAGCGGCATAAGTTGCGATAACAACGACACCAACGTCTGAACCGTTAGACGGGGTATTTTTCTTGATACCACCGATAAAACGTGCCTCGATACCTTTGTAGTATTCGTAGTCCTTAAGCTGGGCTTTGAATACCATTGGTACAGATTCATCAGTAACTCGTCCTGAACCCATCTTGGAAGCGTAAGACAAAGCATTACGGCCTACAAGAACAGCACGGCGAACAGTGGTGATTGGTGCACCGTTCGAAGAGTTTACACCGTAGGCAACACGCGGAGATACGTAGATACGCACACCCGCATATTCACCAACAGGTTTGACGTTGTTACGGAAGCCAAGATTACGACCTGTCAGGGCTTCATCTTTACCACCGGCAGCCATTGCCAAAGCATTGTTATACCATGTGATTGGGCTGTCAGCATCTTGTTTAAGATCTGTGAATTGCTCATAAGAGATCCACAGCTCATACATGAAGCCGTCATCCAAGAAATCAACTGGTTGTTGTGAGTTACCCAACAATTCAACCGCATAGTCAACAAGGGACAATGTCATCTTGTTAGCAGATGTGATTGCTTGGTCGTTAGCACCACCACCAGCACGCAGAATGCGGTCAGCAGAAGGAGCAACGATAGGGTTAAGGCCTTGTACGTTATAGATGTTGTTTGCAGCAGTTGGTGCAGCAGCAGAGCTATAAGTAATACCACCCAAAGTAACACCAGTTGTGAACTGAACGCCTGCCAGCTGGTTGAAAACGGAGTAATCCAGTTTTTCTACCATTGCACGTGTCAGCAACGAACGTGTTGTCTGTTCGAATTCGATATTCGATTGAACGGATTCAATTGTATCTTCATCGTTAGGATTAAGTACACCAAGACGGATCATACCAACGCGCATGGTGAAATCACCGATGTTTAGCGCTTCTTCGTTACCGTCAAGAGTGGAGCCTTCGCCTAGACCAGCTTGCAGAAGTTTGCCGATATAAGCATATGTTAAGGTTTGACCGATTGAGTTCTGACCTTCAAATTCACGCGGGCGATAAACAACGCCAGAGTTGAACATGTGACCCAGAACAGACATTTGCGTGGTTTGAATCCACGCTTGCTTTGCCCACACATTTACGCGTTGTGACAAAGGTACTGTTGTAAAAGACATGAGTATCCTCAATAGAAAGTTGAAAAGAGTTGATCAACTGTCGATACTCGAACGATTAAGCCCTCGGAAGGCATGCAGTGCGATGCTAGCGTTGTGACAGTGGGAGATTACGTCTCCATGTCGGCTCGTTTAAATCCTGAGCAGGCCTGAGGAATACCCCGATAAGAAGATACTATTACACAATCAGAATATTTGCAACACATAAAAAATCCCCGAAGCTTTTGACCCGGGGATTTTATACAAGTCAGGGGGAGGACTAAGACTTATATTGTGCGTTGTAGATTTCCTCATCGGAGAAATCATACATGTCTTGGATGGAAGCCTTCTCAAGTGTGGCAATCGTAACCTTTGACTTACCGCCAGCAGAACCCAGACCATTAGGCGATTTAGCCTTGTTCTTCTCGATTGTCTCTAAGGATGCTTTCTGTGGTTTATTGTCTTGCTTGACTTCCTTGGTGAAACCTTGACGCTTAGCAATGTTGTAGATAGCTTCAGCAGGGTCTAGTCCTTGGTTAACGAACTGTGACCCCATTGTAAGAAGCTGGTTAGCCGCCATCTGTGCGATCTGGTTTGCGTTAAGATGTGGATTAAGGGTTGAGATACTTTCCTTAACCTTGTCCTGAAAGAACTTAGCGGCATCGTCATAATCAGGGGCTTTTAGGGCGAAACGCTGCTCATAAGACTGAAACTCCTGAATAGCGCCATTGATTAGGGCTTGCTGTTCACGTTGCTTCTGTTCCTTTTGGATGAACTCTTGTGTGCTGGCAATAACCTTATCAGCCTGACGAACCTTCCACTCCAGCCATTCTTCACGGTCTTCTGCTTTGTTAGGCTCTGGGTCTTCGGTCTTTTGCTTCTCAGCATTGGCAACCTCGATTGCGCGCTGTGCAGCTTCGGCGGCTTCACGTTGTTGACGCTTAAGCTCACGGTTTTCCCATTGAAGACGGGCTGTCTCAGCATGGTCAGGCTTTTCTTCTACCTTTTCCTCAACCTTAGGCTCTTCAACTTCTTCGGTTTTTTCCTCTACAGGCTCTTCTTCGGTAACAGGTTCTTCGACCACTTCTTCAACCGCTTCCGGTTGTTCGATGGCTTTCAGTTCTTCTTCTACTTGGTCATAAATTGTTTTCATTATTCGGCTTCCTTTTGTTGTTAAATACTCACGCTAACCTTGTCCATAGTCGCATATGGGGCAAGTTTGTTCTCAATACGGATTGTCTCGGATTCTTCAAGGGCTTTAACGGTATCGGCAGCAGTTTTCTGTACGCCAGCCATATTTTTATCAATGTTAGACTGTGTATATGAAGTCTGTGCCTGAATAAGCTTGAGGTTAGCTTCGTTAAGCGCACGTACCTGCTGGTCTGTAAGCTGTGAGATTTGGCTTTGAAGCTGTTGAATAACCTGCTGTGCCTGTGCAATGCGTGGATCTTCTGACTTGAGGGCTTCCAGCATCTCTTGGCGTTGCTCTGCATCCAGAGGAAGCACCTTAAGTGCCCCGGCATAGAACGCCTTACCAGCCGTATCACCAATAGCAGCCAGTTTATCACCCATAGAAATAAGGATCTGTGCTTGCTCTGTTTTGACTTCATCCGTCTCTGGTGTCTCTACGATGTCAATGTCATATTCTACGAACAAGGCTTCTTTAGAGATAGTAATAAATTCAGCAGCATTCTCAGGGCCAAGAATACGAACCACAGCACCTTCATTGTTTTCACAGTAGACACGCATCAGGTCTAACATTAGACGCGCATGCTCCTCACGATAGGCTTCAAACGCATCGAAGTAAGCAGCTAAGGTAGACTTAACCTGTTTAACAAGCTGACGGTGCAATACTCCTGACTGTTGGTCTTGGGCTGAAAGGATAGCAGCAAGGTCAAAGCCCATCGTATCGGAGATAGCCTGATTCGAAAGGCTGATAATCTGATCATATCCGGTAGGCTGGAACGGAGAACGCTTCTCACGAACCTTCCCTAAACCACCCGGGCGGAGCTTAATGGAACTGTCGGTCTTGTTATAGTTGGCTTCTAAACGTTGTGGATCGTCTGTCGCGTCATCCTCATATAACAAACCACCCTTGGAGTTAGCGTCAATAGTATACATCAACGACTCAAGCGCCTTGTTAAAGAACAGCGTAGGCTCCATCATAGGATTGATCATACCAATCCAGATACGCGACTTAGCCCACCAAGTACCAGTAATGAACTGGACAGTGTAAGCTTTCTGGCAGGCAGCACGGTAAGAGGTGAATACTTTATCACCAGACAATACAGCCTTGTAATAGACTTTCTTCTGAAACTTATAAATTTTAATCAGGTCTTCAAAAGCCTCTTCAAAGCGCTCTTTATACTTCGAGGTAAACACCAGACGCTCAGCACCCGGATCAAACTCAGCCATTTCCTCATCATCTTCAGCTTCGACACGGATTTCCTCTAGGAAACGAATAGCTTCTTCTAATGCCAGTGGATTGGTTAATTTGAATAAAGGGTTCTCGGCGCGGTAAAAATCTTCGATCTGTGTCCAAGAATAGAAATATACCCAAACAGTCTTGTCTGTCTTGCTGTCCCAATCATATGTCGTACCCTCGTCCGTCTTTGAACGGTCATAAGGATAAATGTCAGGATCGTATTCATAGCCAGTGTCAGGTGTTTTAGGCGCAGACTGGAAGTCATCCTCATCTGAAACACCGAAGAGCTTCTTAGCGTCCTCTAATGAATAAGACTTACGGTAATAATCCCAGCGTCTGTCAAGAAGGTTGGTCTGGCGCGCCATCGGATCCCAGCCACAATCAGTGGTGACATCGCCCATAATAACTTCGCCATTAGCGTCAGTCGTAGCATAACCCTCATTATAAGTGGTGGCTGTCTCTGTCGCAGAGTAACCATACATCAGGGTCTTTTTGTTAGCCTGAGTCTCGATCTGTGAAGCTTTGGCGTTCTTACGCAGATATTTGGCAATAGCATTGGCATTCTTTGAATAGAATTCCTGCTTAGCTTCATCCTGGATACGGGCAGCATAGGCTACATTAGGACGTACTTGAATCATAAAACCATTAACGGCATTAATGTAAGGACTTACCTTATCGATCTGTACAGGGCGGCGACCTGCCTTGGTTGTGTCGAAGAAGTTAGCTTCGTAATAACGGTCAACCTTCTCGGTGTTTTCCCATTGTGCAGACAATCCGCGATCAGTTACGGATTTATGTTTTCTAAATTGTTTGGCAATATCAGCGTCAGATTTCATTAACTACTCCAGTCATCCGGCTGATAACGTTCTTTAACAGTTGCAGGGCGTTTTCTATATCCCGTGGCGAATGTTCGGAAGCTGGATACACCGTGTGAGTGCTCATCATGTCGAGGAGCATCTTTCCATACGCCGAGACGATCATTCCATTCTTTCCTGTAACTGCCGAGATGTTTAATAAGCTTATCACACTTTATAGCATCAAATCTGCATTGTGGCAACATGTTACGCACGGCCTCGTGGTCATCACGCAAATCTTTGGATCGCTCAATCAATCTAATAGGCTTTAATCCCAGCTTAGCAGCAGCAACATCACGTCTTTCCCCTGTACTCCAGTCAGTGTTTACACCGTCATGAGGCCAGTCATGCTCTGCGTAAGTGTAAGGCAATGACTTTAGGTAGTTCGCATAATGAGGCAATCCCTCTAGGTTATTCTCATAATAATCAATGATGTCAAACCCTTCGCCATTCTCCTGCACAAAGGTAATCGTTGTGTCATCGTTGAACCCAAGATCCCAGAACGTATAGACGGGCTTCTTAGGGTTATGCGGTACAAAACAAATGCGATCCTCCTTGCGAAGAAAGGCCATCTCCTTGTTGAAATAAGTACCCTCAATAGAAGTCTGGAAGCTTTCCTCTGGTGTGCTGGGGAATTCCCGTAGCATATCCTCACCCATAGATAGCTTTTTCTTGGAGTACCAAGCCTTCTGCCCATCAGTCAGGGTAATCTTCGCCTCAGCCTCTATCTTTTGGAAATATAGGTTAAGGTCGGGTCCAATAGGTACGTTGTAGTCAAGGGTGTAGCTCTTATCCTCATACCACGGGAAGAAATGGAAGCGTGGGTCTAACGGGGTTAGCTCTGTTCCCATCTCCTGTAACTGTTGGGCGCGCTGGCATAGCTCATAGAACTCGCCTTCCTGCCCTTCAGCCGTGGATTCGATGAATATCTGCTGTCCGACTGCAACCGTGTTAAGCGCACCCGTCTTGATCTCGCGCGCTTTTTCGGGGTATTTGGCGGCGATCTTACCGTATTCGGAGACGTGGAGGTATTGGAATGTACCGCCACGCAAAGACGTACCAACCTTAATCGAGGAGCCGTTCTTGAATGTTAGAGATGACGCGCTATCCTGCACCGCAGGAACCATGGCTTTAATCTCATCAGGTAGATTATCGTATGCGAACTTGACCTTGTTCTTGAATAGGTCGCCCGCCTCGCTAAGGCCTTGCGCAATAATACCAGCCGCTTTGTTAGGGTTGAATAATACAGCATCAAGGATGTAGATCAGAATGAATGTGGAAAGCCCAAGCTGTCGAGCTTTGAGTATGCAGTTGATATACCAGATGCGGCTATAGAACTTCTCTTGGGCAGAGTTAAGCTTGAACTTAACCTTACATCCTTCCTTGTCCTGGATGTAGTAAAGGTTGTTAAGTCTCCATTTACGGTCGGAAAGTAACTTAACCAGCTCATCGTATTTAGGCTGAACGGCTAATTTTGCCATTTACTTTACCGTAATCGGTATAACACCGTCTTTTTGGGCATTTTCGTTAACTATTGGCACCCATTGACCGTATATATTAATCTCGTGCTCTGTATTCCAAACTTTAACTGGAACAACATACTTGAAATTTCTCACAGCTACATGACGATTTAATTCAATCATTCTTTAGGCCTCCCCAAAGAACGTAGACAATAAAAGTAATTATTATTAATAATAATCCTATAACGTTAATCATGATGGAATATCCTCTGTCTTACCAGCAACAGCATTGTACAGCCCCTCTACTACGTTGATAGTTCCGGCATGCTCTGTAATAGTCTTGTCAGTCCAGTTAAAGTTCTTCAGGGCAAATATAGAACCAGCAGGTGACTTTCCACTATACAGCATCTTCTCGGCGAAGTTCTCGCATCTAAGCTTGGCTCTTTTTATAGCGTTACTAAACTCGTCCTTTTCTTCGTATTCTACCAATACTTTACGGCTTGTATCCAATGCTAAAGCTAATCCTGTTATGGTAATGGGTTCAAAATACTCGTTACCATCTTTGTCTACTTGTCTTCCAGTTGTGGCAAAGTAAGCGTCAATCTTTTCTTGAAGCTCTTCGGGGGTTTTAAACTTAAGTGGTCTACCGCCTGCCATTTTTATCTTTCTATAGTTATTTAGTAGTATTTTGCCGGATGGTAAGGTTTATGGAATACTGGAATATATCTAAATTCACGTCCAGATTCTTTATGAATATTTCTTAACTCGTAAGGTTGCCATCCAGCCTTAACCCGATATACAGGCTTCTTGCCCATCAAGCGCCTTAGTAGGTTACGCATCCAGTGTCTCCGCGTTCTCGATCTTATATTCTGCTTCTGCCTTCAATTGCTCGAACTTAGGCTCTGTCAGGATATCCCATCCTGGTGGTAACAACCCTTTGAACAGCTTAACGTCACCGCGCTTGCCATGGCTATCGGTGAGGATCTTATACATCATCTTTGGGATACGATCGGCTTTTTTATAGTTGAAGGTCACTGTCTTTTCCATTCAATACTGTAATTACTAGATTCTCTCTATCTGTCATAATAGAGTATCTCTTCAATAATCTCAACGAAATCTCAGCCAATGCGTCCCTAACAGCGCGGTCTATACGATCTTGGGCAGCCTTAATCTCTATTTCAGCATACCGATTTATCTCTTGTTTGAGTGAATCGTGTATCGCTTTCATAAAGTAAGCGTCTTGCTGTTCTTTAAAAGGTTGTGTAATTGACATCGGGTTCGGCTCCTGATTGATTATAACATGTTATTTGGGATTGTCTAGGTTGTTCTGTACCATGTGGTGTTTTCAGGATTATATGTCCATGCCAATGGTGAGTTAGCTGTCAGGGATGTAGCAGCTGCGTTAATTGTTCCGCCGTTCATCGTCAAAGCTGTGACTGCCTGAGTTGAGTTAATCTTGATTGTCTGCCAGTCGCGCAGGTTTGTTGTTGGGAACGTAATCGTTAGCGTTGCAAGTGTTCCGGCTGGTGTAAGGATAAGGTTATAAATATCATAAACAGTGGAAGGTACAGTAACTGTAGCGCCAGTGACAGGTGAAGATCTCAATCCAATGACATAGCTTGTCGTTAATCCGGCTAGTTTTGTCTTCTCGGCAGTAGTAAAGGCGTTTGTATTGGGCTGAGACTCATAGGCTGACTTAATCTGTGAACCCAAAGTTGATATCTGAACGTTTGCCATTAAACAATTACCCTATCTAGACCGTTGTATACTGCATCATAATCATTATACACGAATTGTAAATTAATTTCTTGGTAGTTATATAACGCATCTATCTGTAAATTAAACATTCTGTAAAGACGTGATGCGTTACCCGTATCTGTACTCGAGAGGCCAAACTCTACTGTTTCCCCACTTAATGATACCTGAAATTCATATAACTTGGGCATTTAGTACCGTAAGGTATGAGTTAATGATGGTGTAGAGCTGAGAAGGGTCGCTAGCTTGTGCCTCAGTTAAGGTAAAAGTAACCGAATTGCTCCGGCTACCTTTGATATTTATGGTAACATTAAACATTAACGGCGGTTTAACATCACATCCGCTTGACGGACTACGATGTCTTTAGGGACGCTCAGGTTACCGGAAATGAACTGACCACGATATGAAATGGTATAAGCCACACCATCATGCTCAAAACCAAGACCCTTACCAATTTGCTTTTCAAGGGCGTCTTCCAGCTCAGCGCCTGCTGATTTGCTTTCTTTCGTTACAGCTACTGGTTCTGGCTTAGGTTCAGCTACGCCTTGCTGGGATTTAAAGCCCGGGTCAAGTTCACGAGCAGCTTGTGCTTTCAGCTCGTCCTGCTTCTCAACGATACGCTCGATCAGAGTTTCTTCTGATAGGTTGCCTTTAAGTTCAAGGGCTAGGTCTTCAAAAGCATACTTCTTCAGGTCTGCCTTACTCAATGAATTCAGTTCTTCTAGTGTTTTCATAGTAATCTCCAATTGGTTTAAAACTCGGCTTTATTGTACACTATTCTCTTGAGACATCAATAAGCTATATTCTTCTTTGATCGCTCTAATATCTTTCCTGTATTCTTCGATAGGCTGAATACCTGCGTTTTTGTTATAATGATCCATAAG